CCTTGACCTTGGTAAAAATAAGCCTTTTCCGGTTCTGATTCAAAGAATGGAAATGACCCTGCCGACCAAGTGGCCTTATTATCGAAAGTATGGTCTGAAAGTATTTGGTCAGGCGTTCCGGTAATATAATCGTTGTAAAAGTGCTTGGTATTCGGCTCGAAAAAAGCACCGTCGTAAAGCATTTGACCGATAAAATCGAGTGAATCTCTCTCGACTGCGTTTCCTTTTTTAGTATGCCGTGAGCTAAATTCGTTAATCTTACGCCCTAAAAATTCCGGTTGCTCGAGAATCCAGTTTTGGAGGTAGGTAATACAAGTCTGACCAAGAGGATCTGATTTCGATCGACCGTTTGTCATAATTTGGTGGATGGCACTCGACCGGATTTTAAACCTTAGTGAGATCCCTTTTGCGTGTGCTGGTGTCATATTGCCTTAAATGATTTTAGCCAATTATTATAAGCCGTGCCACTCATAATATTGTAATGATTAATTCTTGTAAAGTTTGTCGTAACGATTATCATTTTACCAATTCTATTTTTAAACCTAAATTTAAAATGGTCTTTTTGGTTTATTACAAGGTGCGGATTTTTAATCCTCATCGAATTAGCTATCATTATGAGGTGTAACTCTTTTTTTGTTATTGCTTTCATACTCCCGCCTCCTTTTTTAATAGCGCCTCGTTTACTTCCGAGAGTTTATACTGCTTTTTAACCGTTTCGATTTTCCCCTGTTTAACGGCTGTTACCGCGTGTTTCCAACGTTGGTGATCCGGAGTTAGTTCGGGTAATTCAATCTCCGTTACTCCGTCGCGATCTTTATCAGAAGCAAGACCGAGAGCGCCCTCCAAAGTATATCTCTTAAGGTAAGAGACCGTTGAGCCGATTGATTGAATCTCGTTTTTAGAACCTGATTTATCAAGCGGTGCCGAGAGAGATGTACTCTCTGTGTGACCGTTAACGTGAGATACAATACAAGTGATTTCGATTCTTCCGTCTTTTTCGACTTGCTCCCAGCGGTATGATAAACCACATAAAGATAAAACCGGATCGACGACCGACTGTACCGCTCCAAGAGATGCGAATTTGAATTGTAATTTTCCGTTAAAAGTAACCTCATCGGATTTTACCAGCTTCGGTTTTTTAGCTTGAAAATCAACCATCGCTTGCTTAAAAGATTTTGCAGCCTCTTTAGCCTCCCATCTTTCATGAAGCGCCATTAATTTTTCGAGGGCATCGACTCCGGCACCCTTTTCGATCGCCTGGGCAATTAAATTGACCGGCATTTGTTGTAATTCGTTTTCTGACATAAATTTCTCTGTTTATAAATACGAGACAAATATATAAATAATTTTTTAAACAAAATATTTTTTTATTAAAATTTTATATTTATATTTGTCCCCATGGAAGAAAAAGAAAAACCTTTTGGGGTAATGCTCGACCTCACTAAGGGCGAAAAATTAGAGCTTGACCTAAAATTAGCGGACATGAGCAAAGAATTAGGTCGTAAAGTAACGAACAGGGAGTTGTTCATGTGCTTTACAAAGTCCTTTATTAAAAAACCGGCTGAATTAGCCAAAATTATTGATTTATGATTAGAGGGATAATTAACTTACAGAGCCTTATCTGTACCAAAATGGAAGTAAAAGGCAAAAACGGACAGGTAAAAGGGCTTTTTATCCCTCTGGCCAACAACCATATTTTCGAAGGTGAAAAGGGATGCTATCTGGATATCGTTGCCTTTGAATTAAAGGAGCCGAAGGATAATCAGACGCACCTGGTTAAGCAGTCGTTGCCGAAAGATATCAGGGAAAAAATGTCTCAGGATGAAAAGAATGCAATGCCAATAATAGGCAACCTTAACGCCGGAGGTCAATCTCAGTCCGAACATTCAGGCGATGTAAACGGAAGTAAAACAGCATCACCAGGCGACGATTTGCCTTTCTAAATGGCCGGTAAAATATCATATTTTCAATCCCTTCCTGAGAAGGGTAAGGCTCATGTTTGCTCTGAAATAATCTCGATCGACGATTTTATTTCCGGAGTAAAGTATGGGAAATGGAAGCATTTTATTGAGCCAATAAGACAGGAGCCGGACAAGGCAAAGAGAGATCGATTAAAGAGAAACATACCGTCAGTAACAATCGGAGGAGTCTTTAAGGAGCGTGATCAAGAGAAATTAATCGAGCACTCCGGATTTATCTGCGTCGATATCGATAAATTTAACGATAAGACGGCACTATTATCCGATCCTTATACTTACGCCTTATTTCAATCTGCTTCTGGAGGAGGTATCGCTGTCGTTGTTCGGGTAAATCCGGATAAGCATAAGGAGTCTTATCGTTGGCTCGAGCATTATTATTACTCAACTTTCGGGATATCAGTTGACCCGGCTCCAAAGAACGTGGCTTCTCTCCGGTACGTAAGTTATGATCCGGATATTTTTATTAATTCGAGATCGTTACAGTCGAGGACTAAATCTGAAAAGCCTCGAAAACCTCAGTCACTTCCCGTTATATTACCAACGAACGCAGTCGAGGAAATGATTTCGCAGGTCGTATCGTCTCGGATCGATTTGGCTCCTGATTACGATTCTTATCTCCGTTTAGGTTTTGCACTCGCTTCCGGATTCGGTGAAAATGGCCGTACTTATTTCCATCAACTTTGCCATATTTCGGATAAATACCACTCGGCTCAAGCCGATAAGCAGTACGATTGGTGCCTATCTGGAGCCGGTAAATCAGGCGTATCTGTAGGTACTTTTTATTGGATGCTTAAAGACGCTGGTATAAAAATCCCGAAGGTAAATGAGAAGGCTGTCCAGGTCGCAGCCCTCGCCAAAAAGTCTCAACGGACCAAAGAGGGAGTTATCGCAACGCTTATCGAGGTCCAAGACATAGACCCGAAAGAGGCTGAAAATATCGCCAATCAGGTTTTTGATCGTGATGATATTGACCTGAGTAAAGTCGCTAAAGATCCTGATCAATTAATTCCTTCTCTCGTTGAGTGGATCCGTCAAAATCACCCAGTAAGAGTTAACTCAATTACTCGAATGCTCGAGGAAAATGGTACCGAAGTTAAAAAAGAGAGATTAAATACTATCTATCTGCGCGCCCGGATGTGCTTTAACTCGAAAGAGGTTACTCAAGCGCTTGTAGAATCGATCCTTTTTTCAGATATGATCATGGATTTTAACCCGATTAGCGAGTATATCGATCGGAACCGGAAACGTAATTCATCCGGGAACGTTGACGCCTTAATAAGGACTATTAAAACCGACACGCCAAACGCCGAGTTATACATTAAAAAATGGCTTGTTTCCCTTATTTCAGCCTATGAAGGATCGCCGGTAAGGATTGTTTTGGCCTTAGTAGGGGGGCAGAATACTGGAAAAACGGAATTTTTTAGACGGTTATTACCCGGAGCATTATCGAAATATTACGCCGAATCAAAATTGGATTCCGGAAAAGATGATGAAATCCTAATGACTCAAAAATTAATCGTAATGGATGACGAGATGGGAGGGAAATCGAAACAAGATGAAAAGAAATTCAAGGAATTAACATCAAAATCGGTATTTTCACTCCGAGCGCCTTACGCCAGATATAACGAGGACTTTAAGCGATTGGCGGTATTATGCGGAACGTCAAATGATCAGTCGATTATTAACGATCCAACCGGAAATACACGTATTTTACCTGTAAGGGTATTAGGAATAGATCACGAGGCATATAATGCGATCGACAAAGACGAACTTTTTATGGAGCTGGTCCGTATGCATGAATCCGGATACGATTGGCAACTTTCAAAAGATCAGATTCTGGATTTAGGAGCGGTTTCCGGCGATTATGAAACCATACCTTTTGAGCGCGAATTGATACAAAAGTTCTTTAAACGTGGTGAGTTAGGCGGTGGATATACAGAGTGGATGACCTCATCCGAAATAAAAGACTACATCGAAACCCACACGGCTCAGAAAATAGGAAACCTAAGAAGGTTTGGGATTGAATTAGTAAACGTCCTTGGTCAGAGCGAAGTAAGATCAAGAGATGGAATTAACTCGCGCTGTTACGGTGTAATCCGATCGAAAGACCCCAAACCAGTAAATGAACAAGATTTACCGTTTTAGGAATAGACTATGATAAAAAAAATATACATCAGTGGGAAGATTTCAGGAATTGAAAACGAAGCGCCCGCACTTTTTGAAAATGTGGAAAAAAGATTAAAAGAATCAGGATTTGATGTCGTAAACCCAATGAAGTTAAACCATCAGCACGATAAAAGCTGGCACAGTTATATGAAGGAAGATGTAAAGGAGCTTTGCGACTGTGACACTATCTACATGCTGTCTAATTGGACTGATAGTAAAGGCGCAATCATAGAGCACACCATTGCCATGTATTTAGGATTAAAAGTCATTTATCAACCATGCGCCTCCGCCATTATCAAATAGAATTAGTAACAGAAGCCTCGACAGGTTTCCGAAGCCATCAGCGCCAAATTTTGTGCGCCCCTACCGGCGCTGGCAAAACTGTTATGTTTTCGGAAATCGTCAGGAGGGCATCGGAGCGCGGTACACAAACGCTTATCCTAACCGATCGAATAGAACTATTTAAGCAAACGTTCAAATCACTGCATGCACGGGTTAATGACATTCAAATTGTCAACGCACAAACCGATGAATTGAATTTCAGACCAGATGCATTGGTAACGGTAGGAATGGTTGAAACGGTTAAGCGTCGCCTGCTTCTCGGGTTTTCTCCGAAACTCATAATTATCGACGAATGTCATAAAGGAAATTTCACGAAAATTATTACCGATCATTTCCCAGACGCATTAGTTTTAGGAGTAACGGCCACGCCGGTAGGTAAACACCTCCCTAAGCTCTATTCAAATTTAATTCAAACGGTAGATATTCCCGATCTGGTTTCCGAAGGTTTCTTATCTTACTGCCAAGCGTTTCAGATGGTGGATGACTTCTCAGATTTATCAATACAAAATGGCGAATATACTGAGACGAGTCAATTTAGCCACTTTAATAAAAGGGTGTTGTATGCAGGGGTTGTTGAGCAATATCAGAAACGAACACCAGGACGTAAGTGTATAGTCTTTAACGTTAATATCGAGCACGCTCATAAAATGACAGAGGAGTTTAGATCTGCCGGGATAGTTTCGGAGTGTATCACATCGAAAACTCCGAAGCAGGAAAGGGAAAGGATTTTATCAGCATTTTCCGCAGGTTTATTTCCCGTCCTTAATAACTGCGGAATATTAACAACCGGTTACGACGAGCCAAGTATTGAGGTCGTAATAATGAACCGCAAGACAAAATCTTTGCCTCTTTGGCTACAATGTTGCGGTCGCGGGAGTCGGATTTATCCCGGTAAATCTCATTTTACTGTTCTCGATTTCGGAATGAATCACGACGAGCATGGCCTCTGGTCCGAGCCTCGGAAATGGTCGCTAACCGAAAAGAAAAAGAAAAAGCGCACCGATATACAAGCCTCCCCGGTAAGAAATTGCCCCCAATGCGAGGCTATGTTACCGGCAATAGCGCCGAAATGCGAATATTGTGGGCACGAATTTCCGAAACCTGAAGCGGAAGTAAAAGAGGGCGTAATGATCGAAGTTAAATCAAGAACTCCGGACCATTTAAAAGGAAAAAGAATCGAGGATATGAACCCGGCGGAACTCGTAGAGCTTCAAAAATCAAAAAGATTTGCTATTAAATTTATTTGGAGAGTCGCTCGTCAGAACTCGGATGAATTTTTAAAGGAGTATGCCTCGCTTGCCGGTTATTCTTGGGGATGGAGGCAGAAACAGAAAGCGTTAAGAGATGGATCGGAAACTAAATTTGTTGTGGTATGATGAAGTCCGAGTCTAAAATCCAGCAGGAGTGTGTCATTTGGTTCCGGAATACCTATTGTCGTGTTGGCCAGAACCCAAGGTGTATTATCTTTTCGGTTCCAAATGAGCGATCGGATAAATTCGAACAAATGCGAATGATGCAAACCGGATTAATGCCCGGCGTTTCGGATTTAATTGCGATTACTCCCGGAAAAATCCACTTTATAGAGGTAAAAGACGACAAAGGGAGGCAATCGGATAAACAAAAATCGTTTCAAGAAATCCTAGAAAGACTAGGGTTCAGCTATCATTTAGTAAGAAATATTGAAAATTTTAAAAAAATATTTTTTTATTTAGATAAATAGTTATATCTTTGGGTCATTAAACGTTCATTGAATTAAAGATATTGATTGTTGGTGTGGCGGAATTAGACGCAAAGCGATACATTGAGAATGCCCGTTCTAATGTGCTTACTTTTAGGGGTGGCGTTTAGAAGTAACATACAGGTATCAAATCCTGTCACCAACAGTCAATGACATTGAGAGTGAATAGATTGAAATGCTTTAGCGCAAAAGATAGTCAAGTACTCACAATCAATAATGAAGAAAGGTTAAGGGGTTAGCTCAGTGGTAGAGCGTCTGGCTAATCCGACAGGTCGCAAGTTCGATTCTTGCACCCCTTACCTGACTTCAATTTTTTAAGAACAAATAAAAACTAAATACGATGAACAATTTAAAGACTGAATTACGAATTGGTAATATTGTTTTTTATCAAGGAACAACATTTGGTAATGTAGAAATTTCCGATAAAGACTTATCAGATTTTATTACTGGAAAGTTTGATGAAATTGGTGTTGAAATAAAACCAATTAAATTAACTGAGGAAATTTATAAAAAACTTGGAGGCAATTTTAGAATTGATGAAGGATGGATAATATCGGATGATGATGGTGGTATTTATTGTTGTGATGATAATGACCAAATGATATTTTGCCCACCATGTGAATTTGTACATCAATTGCAGAATCTTTATTACGCATTAACTGGACAAGAATTGCAGTGCGCTGGCTTGGTTTAAATATTGAGCCTAACGTTTTGCAGCTTGTGGTTCGTTAGCGAAGCAAAGCCTTGTGTGGTCGGGCTAATGACCACAAACCGCTGTTACCTGCTGGGCGGTTTATCAGTAGGAATTTTAAAATAACAAAAATGAACAAGTACAGAGAAATTGAATTTGGATTTGGTGATATATCATCAGCCATAAAAGAACTTAAAAGTCACAAAGATTTAGTGTGTGGCTCATTTAATGGTAAAATGTTGTATTCTGACATTGACGATTTAGATTCCGCTTATTTAAAGATTACAGGCAAAACAAAATCCGAATGTGACGAAGCTGAAAGAATTAGACACGAAGAATACGAGGAACAACAAAGAAAGCATAAAGAAGCTATCCCTGAACTTACAAAAGAATGGATTGAAAAAGGCAATACCATCTTAGACGAAAAGTATCGTGAATTATGGGCTAAATGTGTTCCTATCAGACTTGGCGATTTATATCAAGGAATGGAACTTGGTAACTGCCTTGAAATTGTTGAACAGTTAAACAATGGTAAAACAGTTGAAGAAGTAAAACCGCTAATTGAAAATCAAGGTCATTCTGGAATGTCTTTTGGCTTAGTTTGCTCAATGATAAAATCTTTCTGTGATAGAGGTGAGGAATTTGTCAATTATGCACGGTCGTAGCCTTGCAGGTAACGTTTTCGGGCTTTGCGCAGTTAGCGTCAGCCCGTGCGTTGGAAAATTGCGCAAAACCCGTGTTATATGCTGTATAAAAAACTTTTAGCGATGGAAAAGATAAAACTAATAAATACCGATTGTGTTGCATTTATGAAGGAGTGCGAAGACAAACAATTTGATTTAGCAATAGTAGACCCGCCTTATGGGTTAAATTTTGGGGCGTTTAATAGAACCAACAAGGATAGCAATGGAAACCGCTATAAAGCCAATAAATACCATAATGCGGATTGGGATAAGGAAACGCCCACAGATGAATATTGGGAGCAACTATTTAGAGTTAGTAAAAATCAAATTGTTTGGGGAGGCAATTACTTTCCGCTACCACCGACCCAATGCTTTATATTTTGGTATAAACAAAATCCAGTTGCAAATTTTAGCGATGGAGAGCTTGCTTGGACTTCATTTAATAAACCTGCACTTTGTTTTGATTACAGATATTACGGTAATTTAGAAGGCAAAACAAGTGCAAGCGAAAAGATACACCCAACGCAAAAGCCAATACAACTTTATAAATGGATTTTAGAAAAATTTGCAACACCCGAAACCAAAATATTAGATACTCATTTAGGTAGCGGAAGTATTGCCATAGCAGCGCACTATTTTGGATGTGAACTAACTGCAACCGAAATAAATGCAACATACTATGAAAAGGCGTTAAAGCGATTTAAGGAACAGACTTGCCAAGCTACGATGTTCTAATGTGCGGTGGGAAAAGTTTTTTATATTGCATATAACGGACACGGCTATATTTAGTGC